GAGCGCGACTGGTGACGTAAGCCGAACCGGAGAGCGCCCTGCTGTGGCTGCTCCTGTGGACGCTGTCACTGGTGTGCGGCCCGCGGGCCTGTCGGACGTCCCCGAGACGGCCGCACGGGCCGATGAGAGCGGAGGTGACGAAAGCGTGTACGAACAACCCCCTGCCGACCCCCCTGTTCCTCGAACAGACGACCTAAAACCAGACCAGAACCAAATGAAATCTGGTTCTGCTGTCCTCGCGCGGCTGCGCGGGCCCGCGCGATCGCGCACGGGCCTGGCAGGGTTAGGGAAGGGGTTGGGTGATCTACAGGGTCACCAGGGCGGGTCACCGCCAGGGCAAGCGTCTGGGTCAGCGTCTGGGCAGGGTGACCGTTCCCGCTCTCGCCGTAGGGCATCCGCCCCTCAGACGTCCCTGACCTCCCACCCTCCCAGCCCAGCCCACTCACCTGACCCACCACCCAACCCTGCTGGTGCTCCTGGGTGGGACGCAGGAAGTGCACCGCACGTGGATTCCCCTGGGCGGTTCGGGTCGCCCTATCACGGGTGGCGTGGACCCCCGGCCAGCGATGTCGAGGAGTCGACGTGCCCGGTGCATGACCTGCCGGACCCGTGCCGGCGGTGCCATGCCGAGGCGTCGACGGATGAGGCCTAGCGGTGAGCCCCGCTACTGAAGGTCGGGAGTGGACGTTGCGCCTGCCCTACGAGAAGCCACCTCTGTCACTGAATCACCGCGCTGGGTGGCAGGTCCGGTGGAAGGCTGAGCAGGAGGTCAAGCACGCGGTGGGCTGGGTGGCCAGGTCGGTGCGGGTTCCACCGATGGCCGCGTGCACGGTGCAGCTGCATTACCGGCCGCGCACGGTCCGACGCCGGGACACCGACAATCTCGTGGCGTTGCTGAAGCCGGTCTGCGACGGTCTGGTCGCGGTCGGTGTCGTCGCTGATGACACCCCGGAGTTCATGTCGAAGCCTGAGCCGGTGATTCACGCTGCTGACCGAGTGACTTATGGCCTGTGGGTCGTTATCACTGGGGGGTTGTCGTGACTGCGGTGGTGAATGACCTGTTGCGGGTCGCGGTCGAGCAGGGGTTGACGTCGGCTGAGCTGAGAGCGAGCAGCGATGCCCGTGATGCCCTCGCGAGCGCGGCGGGCGTGGTCGAGCCAAGGGTGGAGCAGTGGCGCTCGCTGGCGGATGGGTTGGACGCGGCGGCTGAGCGGGCTGCTGCGGCTCATGGTGGCCGGTCGGGTGCGTCGTCGTGCAGTGGGTGTGGTGCGTCGATCCGGTGGGCGTCGACTGAGGCGGGTAAGGCGATGAGTCTGGACCCGCTGCCCCGGCCGGGAGGGAACGTGATCTTGGTGAACCAGGGTCGCTCGCGGTTGGTGGCGGTGACGGTGCCGAGGTCGTCGTTGCCGGTGGTGGGTCGCTCGGCGTATCAGTCTCATTTCGTGTCGTGCCCGATGGCTGATCAGTTCCGGCGGCGTCGTTCGGGTCGTCGCGCGCCGGGTGCTGACCCGTGTCTGGTGTGCGGGAAGCCGCGGCACCGGTTGCTGGTGGACCGCGGCGAGACCACCCACCCGGCGTGTCACCCGGATGGGTCAAGGTCATGACGTTGAGGGTGTTGAGGCAGCACGCCGAGCAGATGGCTACCGCTGACCACCGGCCAGATTGCCCGACGCGGGCAGTCAGGCGTCCCGTGGTTCGACCGCAGTGGGTGATATCGGGGGATGGCACTCACATGGTGTGGCGCGAACCACCACCACGACCGCCTACTTGCTCGGGGTGCATGCCGTCATCTGACCGGGAGTTGTGGGCTCAGATCGCGGGAAAGGCCGGCATGTATCTCGATCAGCCCTGCCCGCCGTTGCTAGGAGACCAGCTAAGAGGAGTGAGCCGTGACCAGACCTGAGATGACCGCGCCTGATTGCATCGCTGACCTGGTGCGTGGGTTCACGACGACGGAGTGGGTGCAGCAGCCCGCCCAAGACAAGAATGGCCGGTACCGCACGACGAGGCGGTTGCATTCGGTGCGCCACCCGGCTCTGCTTGACCAGCTGGACGAGACGTTGACGACGTCCACGACGGGGTATGACGCGGTGCGTCCTGCGCCTGGTTCGCGGCCTGCTGGGCGGTTGGACGTGCTGGCGTTCTTGGGGAGGTTGGACAAGCAGTCGGCTGCGATGGCTGACGAGGCGGGGATGTCTGCGTTGCCCGTACGTGCCCGGATGCTCGAGCTGGCCGGCCACATCGGGCACAAGCCTCACCCGGTGGTGAGGTCTTGGTGGGCGACGGCCAGGGTGCTGTCTTCGCACGACGCGCCCGCGTTCGTGCCCGACGTGCCGTGCCCGATCGAGACGTGTGACCAGCGTGGGTCGCTGCGGGTCAGGGTCGAGGAGATGCCTCAGGACAGGGTCGCGGTGTGTGTGGAGTGCCGCACGGTGTGGGCGGGCGCCGGTGAGTTCGGGCTGCTGGCTAGGTGGGTGGAGTGGGCAGCTGAGCACCTGCATGGCATACGGCACTGGGTGAACACCACGTCGGCTCATGGGTACGACGAGGGCCTGGGCTATGTCGTTGAGTGCCCGGAGTGTGCGCCGTGGCGGTTGGGAATGGCTGACCGTGAGGCGCGCCGGTTGCTGGCGCCCCGCTCCTACAATCCGGTGCTGTCCGATGCTGTGGCGCGGTGAGTTACACCAGTGTGATTCGGGTGCTATCGTGAACCCTGTCGGTAGGACTGTGCCCGGGGGGCGTTCTGATCACGAGCTGGTCTGCGGCTCCACATTCCGCCGTTAGCGGAGATATCTCCCCCGGGAAAAACGGTACGCCTGGGCAACAACCGGCGCCCTTGCTGTCGTGGCGCTCTCCGCTGTGGTGCTGGCCCGCATGGTGCGCCCGTTCCGGCTCTCGCTCCGTTTCGTTCGGGGACGCGTCGCTGTCGGTGGCTGGTGATGCCTCGTGCGGGCGCGTCCACCGCCCAGACAGGAAACACCGCGCACTCGTGAGGAGGGGTCATGGCGAAGAACAACACCCCGTCCCGTGACCATGAGGCGATGTTGCTGCGACAGGACGCCCACACCTACCAGCAGATCGCGGACAAGCTCGGCTTCCGTAACCGTGATGGCGCGTGGAAAGCAGTGCAGCGTGCGTTGCGGACGACCCGGGTGGCGGCGACGCCGGATGAGCACCGCCAGGTCGAGCTGGCCCGGCTGGATGAGCTGACGGCCACGCTGGCGCCGCTGGCCAAGCAGGGTGATCTGACGGCGGTCGACCGGCTGTTGAAGATCTCGGTGCAGCGCTCGCGGTTGCTGAACCTGTACACCTCGGTGAACGCCCCCCATCATGCTGGCGCGGCGACTGAGCCGGAGGCAGGTGGGGCGCAGGTTATCTCGATGGCAGAGGCTGCGCAGAGGCTGCAGGCCGCGCTCGATACTGGCGGGTGAGCCGGCTGTGCCGTCGGTGGTGGGTCGGGACACGTATGAGTTCCAGCGGTTGCGTGCGCGGTTGCGTGATGAGCGCCGGCCGACCTGCTGGTTGTGCGGGCAGGCCATCGACTACGACCTGGCGAAAGAGGATCCGTCGGCGTTCTCGGTGGACCACATCCACCCGGTGTCGCTTCGCCCGGAGTTGGCCGAGGTGTACAGCAACCTCGCGGCGTCTCATTTGGCGTGCAACCGGGCTCGCGGGGCACGGTCGCCGCTGCCGGGCCTTGGTGCGGGCGCAGTGTTCCGTCAGTGGTGACTGCGCGTGACCGCTGAGACGCTGGTCGGTTCGGAGCAGCCGCGGGTGTTCACGCCGCCGTTGCGTGAGCTGACGCCTGAGACCACGGATGGGTACAAGGCGGTCGCTTTCGCCGAGAAGGTCTTGCGGTGGCAGCTGTATCCGTGGCAGAAGTGGTTGCTGATCCACGGGCTGGAGAAGCTGCAGGACGGGACGTATCGGTTCCGCACGGTCGTGGTGCTCGTGGCCAGGCAGAACGGCAAGACCAGGTTGTCGCAGTGCCTGGCGTTGTTCGCGATGTTCGGGCTGCAGGTAGAGCTCGTGGTGGGAACGTCGATTGACCTGGACACTGCCCGCGAGGTGTGGGACGGGTGCCGCGAGGAGATCGACGAGAACCCGGTGTTGTCGGCGTTCGCGTTGCGCCCGGTGAAGCGCGCCGGGTCTGAGGCGATCCGGTTGACGGGCAAACGCCGGTACAAGATCAGGGCGACGGGTAAGGGCCGTGGCCTGACGGGTGACCTGCTGCTGCTGGACGAGCTGCGGGAGCACAAGTCTTGGCGGGCGTGGTCAGCGATCACGAAGACTCTGATGGCCCGCCCGAAGGCGCAGGCGTGGTGTTTCTCGAACGCGGGTGACGCTACGTCGGTGGTGCTGCGGTACTTGCGGTTGAAGGCTCACCAGGCGCTGGGTGACCCTGACGGCCTGGTGGCCACGTCTGACCCGGCGCGGTTGTTGGAGGCCGCGGAGAAGGAGATCGCAGACACCGGCGCCCCGAATGAAGCCAAGGCGGCGGCTGAGCAGGGTGCTGACGTGACGGACCCGCGGGCGCTGCTCGAGGCGATGGCGGGAGAGTCCCTGGGCCTGTTCGAGTGGTCGGCCCCGCCGGGGTGCGATGTGTGGGACCGGCAGGGCTGGACGTGGTCCAACCCTTCGCTGGGGCACGGCACCATCACTGAACGCGCGATCGCTGCCGCTGCTGCGACGGACCCCGAGCCGGAGTTCCGCACCGAGGTGTTTTGCCAGTGGATGGACGGCGCTCTCAACGGCATCTTCAAGGCGGGATCGTGGGAAGCGACAACGGTCCCCGCGTCTCGGACCAGACCTGACGCTCGCCGTGTGCTCGGGGTCGACGTGTCGTGGGACCGGTCGAAAGCTCACGTCGCCTTGGTCGGTGAGCGTGATGACGCACGGTTGCACTTCGGGATCATCGCGAGCCGGTACGGCACGGACTGGTTGGTGCCCTACTTGTCGGGCGCAACCGGTGACGACCTGCCTCAGTTCGATGCAGTGGTGGTGCAGGAGCGCGGCGCACCGGCGTCGTACTTGGTGGAGGACTTCGAGCGGGCTGGGATACCAGTGATCAAGTGGTCGGGGTCTGCGGTGCCCTCCGCGTACGCGCTGATGTATGACTTGCTCGCGCAGGATGACTCTCCGCTGGTGCACATGCCGCAACCAGTGCTCGACGTTGCTGCCGCAGCGGCCGTGTTGAAGCAGCTGGGCGACGCCCAGGTCGTGGACCGCAAGGCGTCGCCGGTGGACGCTTCGGCGCTTGTCGCGGTGATGGGCGCGCTGTGGGCGCACCGCAACGCGATACCCCCGCCTTCGGCCTACGAGACCTACGACTTCGCGGTGATCTGAGCACCGACCACAGGGAGGGTTCACCGTGGATGCACGCAGACTGATCGGCCGGACCGTGATCGTTGTGGTCACTGACGACGAGTCGGTGAAGGGAACTGTCGACGCGGCGACCGTCAAGGACAGCTTCGTCCTCGACCGGCCGGCGTTGATGACCGCCCTACCCAGCGGCGAGGTGCGTGAGCAGCTCGCCGACGGCAACGTGTGGGTGCCGACGTCGTCGGTGCGTTGGGTGCAGGTGATCTGAGGGTGGCCGCGTTCCAGACTTTGGTCGAGCTCGGCGAGGCGATGGGGCATGAGACGTCGCCGGGGATGGTGGTCGCTGACCCTGGGGTGCCGGTGTCCCGATGGGACGACGCGGACATCACCGACGTGTGGCGCTCGCAGCCGTCGGTGCGCAAAGTGCTGGACTTCAAGGCCCGGTTGATCGCGTCGACGTCGCTGCATTGCTACTCGATGGCTGAGGGCGGCCGGGAACGCGACCGCACTTCCCCGGTGGCGCGGATGCTGGCTGACCCGGAACGTTCGGGAGCGACCACGCCGTACGCGTTCTGGTCCCGGTTCGTGCTGGACCGGTTGATCTACGACCGGGCCGCAGCGATCATCCTCGACGGGCAGGACGGCGTCCCGCAGCTGGCCCGGATCCCCGCTCGCCGGTGGAAGCCGGTCGTGGACTCTTTCGACCGGGTCACTGGGGTGACGGTGTTCGACGCCCGCGGCCACGGACGGCGCCTGTCGGTCGACCAGTTCGTGCTGGTGGTGGGGTACGCCCAGCGTGGCGGGGCTGGCACGTCGCCGGTGACGACGTTGTCGGACCTGATCACCGAGATGCGTGAGGCGGTCACCTACCGGCGGGGCATGTGGCAGCGCGGCGCGCGGGCGTCGATGATGGTGTTGCGGGACAAGCCGTGGGCATCAGAGACGGCCCGGGACCGGTTCTTGCAGGGGTTCCGTGAGTTCAGCCGCGGCGGGTCCCGTGAGGGCGGCACGGGGCTGCTCGAGGACGGCATGAAGGTCGAGCAGTTGGACCAGTGGTCCCCGCAGAACGTGCAGGACCTGGAGGGTCGCCGGCTGTCGGACATCGAGGTGGCGTCGTTCTTCCAGATCCCCCCGGAGATGGTGGGGGCCCGGCAGGGCAACTACTCGAACATGGACGCGTTCCGGCAAATGCTCTACCGGGACACGCTGGGCCCGGACATCGTCGAGTGGGAGCAGGCCGTCGACCTCGGGATGAGGCATTACCTCGCTGACGGGCAGTACGTCGAGGCGAACGTGGAGGGCAAGCTGCGGGGGTCGTTCCAGGAGCAGGCTGCGGTACTGACGCAGTCCACTGGTGGCCCGTACATGCTGCGCTCTGAGGCACGGGAACGGATGAACCTGCCCCCGATCGACGGTGACGACGAGCTGATCGTCCCGCTGAATGTGTTGGTCGGTGGACAGTCGTCGCCGCTGGACGGCGGCCAGGGCCGCCCGCCGTCGCCCTCGTCGCACTCGAGCGGCTCGAAGGCAGACCCGGGGGTGCCGGTCAAGACGCGCGCCCCGGACTCGCACGAGACGAAGCACACCCAGGTGATGCGTGACTTCTTCGCTCGCCAGTCCCGGTCGGTTCGGGCGAAACTGGGCGCTGGGCAGGATTGGTGGGACGGCACCCGGTGGGACCTTGAGCTCACCAACGACCTGACGTCGTTGCACCTGCTGTCGGCGACCGTGTCGGGCCGGTCCGCGTTGGAGGCGGCCGGGTTGGACCCGGGCGACTATGACGAGGACCGGACTGTGGCGTTCCTGCGGGAGTCCGCTGCCCGTTCGGCTCAGGACATCAACATGGCCACGCTGGACCAGCTGGTGACCGCGACTGACACCGAACCCGACGCAGATGATCCACTGCCGGGCGAGGACAAGGACCCGGTGCAGGCTGTGTTCGACGCGGCGGACCAGCAGCGGGCACCGCAGATCGCGGCCACTGCGGTGACGTTCGCGTCGGGGTTCGGGGTGGTGGAGTCCGCTCGCCAGCGTGGCGGGTCGGCTACGAAGACGTGGCGGGTGACGTCGCAGAACCCGCGGCCGCAGCACAAGGCACTGGACGGCCAGACCGTCGGGCTCGACGAGGCCTTCTCGAACGGGTTGCCGTGGCCTGGCGCCGCCGGGTCCGACGCTGATGAGGTCGCCGGATGCAAATGCGCGATCGACATCGACTACTGACAGGCCAGGAGGTCTCCTGATGCTTCACAAGACAGTCACGTGCAAGGTCAACGCTGCGGGCAAGGCGGATGGTCTGCAGGAGGGCCAGTACCGGGCGTTGGTGTCGGTGTTCGGCAACAAGGACTCCTACGGTGACGTCGTCGTCCCGGGGGCGTTCGAGGACAGCTTGAAGGAGTGGGCGGACTCTGGCGACCCGATCCCGGTGTACTGGTCGCACCGGATGGACGACCCGTTCCTGAACATCGGCCGCGTCCTGGAGGCGAAGGAGACCGGCAAGGGGTTGGAGATCCTCGCCGAACTCGACATCGACGTTCCAGCCGCCGCGCAGGTGTACCGACTGTTGAAGGGGCGCCGGGTCACCCAGCACAGTTTCTCCTACGACATCGTCGCCGGCGGGTACGCCGAGCGTGAGACCGATTCGGGGGACTCGGAATCGTACTACGAACTGCGCAAGCTACGGCTGTACGAAGTGGGGCCGACCCCGATCGGCGCGAACCAAGAGACGGAGCTTCTCGCGGTGAAGACAGCCACGGCGCATGTCGCCCGCGAGGTCAAGGCAGGACGCACGTTGTCGGCTAAGGATGAGGCCGCGCTCCGTGAGGCGCACGGCACCCTCGGCGTGTTGCTGTCCTCCCTTGACACCACAGACCAGGAGAAGGCCAACACCGGCCCGGACACACCCGACGAGGAGCCGGAACCGGCCAACTCGGACAGCCCGTCAGGACTGCCCGAGGAGGAGCCGGAACCGGCCAAGTCGGGTGATCCCAAGCCGTTGCCCGCTGTGAACCTGGCAGCCCAGCAGTTCAATATCTACGCCGCCGAGTATCTCGGCGGGGAAGGAGCCTGAGATGAATCTCAAGGCCCAGCGCGCTGCCTTGGTGAAGGCAGCGCAGGCAGTGATCGCGAAGGCCCGCTCGGAGGAGCGGGACCTGACCGACGAGGAGGTCGCGGACCTGCAGTCCAAGCAGTCCGAGATCGAAGACCTCACGGACAAGATCGAGAAAGCGGAGAAGTCGTCCCAGCTGATCGCTCAGCTGACCGGCGCCGACTCCACCACTTTCGCCGACGACACCGGGCACGACCCGGACGGCGGGAAGGACACCGACGAGCCGCGCACGTTCGGTGAGCGGTTCACCGGGTCGAAGGCCTACACCGGGTTCGCGAAGCAGCACCCGACGGGCGTCGGGCAGGGCTCGATCGTGGACATCGGGAAGGTCAAGGTCGGCTCGCTCGGTGAGTGGTACGACCGCCAGGCAGGTGGCGCGAAAGCCGACGTGATCGGTTCGCCCACGGCACGGCTGGCGCCGGCCCGCTACCCCACCGTCAACACGGTCGACCGTGACCGGCTGACGCTGCTCGACCTGGTCACCCGTGGCCAGGCCGCGGGTGCGTTCGAGTACGTGCAGATCACCTCGGTGACCCG